AAACTTCTCAGTGCCTGCGAGTTTGCCTGTGCCGGGTGTGGTCACTGGATAGTAGGGGTATTTACGAGGCACGGCCAAATGCCTTGTCTGCTGGGTTGAAGTAGCGCATGGCTGTGGGGATTGCTGCAGCCCAAACTGCGTTGAGCGTTGCTGTGGGGCTTTGTGTGGCTGTGTATGTAGCGACAGCACTGGCGAGCAGTGAGCGTCCGTAGGAGGCTAGGAGAGCCTTTTGTGAGGGTGTGAGGTTGAGGGTCATTCTGTGTCCTTTGGTGGTTGTTTGGCTGGTCCCTTGATTCCGTTCGAAGCGAGCAACGATGAGAGCGCCCCACTAAGAAAGAGCATCATGGGCGATAAGAGCGCCCAGGCCGATTTATCATTCTCGCTAACTTCGAGAGGCTGTACCACGAATAAAAGTCCAAACAGCAGAGCGCCTGTAGATGCCACAAATGTGACTGACAATGTGATGCCAACGATCAGTATTAGTCGGGCTTTTATCTCATCGTTTGTGTAACGTGTTCTAGCCACAGCGACCACCACCAACTTGCACTGTGGTTACTACACCGGGTGCTTTGTTTTTTATGCGTTCGCAGTTTACTCTTGTACGGTCTGAGCAGGCTGTGATGGTGATGGCGAGCACGCTAATCAGGGCTAGGCGTTTCATGCGCTAATTTCCATTAGCACCATTGTCGATACTGCGCTGCCTTCTTGCACAATGCAGGCTGCAGTGTTGTTTGGATTCATAAATGTCGTTTTGTAGGTAGTTGCGCTAGTTGTTGCTGGCTCGTCAAGGTAAGAAATTGAAGCGCTGGCTCCATTGCTTTCTGCGTTGCCTGTGTAAAGAAACAAATCTCCACTCATTTTTGCAAGAGTAGTTGCGCCTCGCACCAACCTTATGTTCATACGGTTTTCAGCGTTAGCGCTGCTTTTGAAACAACCATTTTGCGACACCATTACTAGCACCTTGCTAGAACTTGATTGAGGCGTGATAGAGGCTGTAAGGCTTGTGTCTGCAAATGTGCTGGTGTTGTTTGTGGTGGCTGTGCTGGTTGAGCCATAAACCACCTGTAACACACGAAACGCCCCTCGCAGGTCATTGACATAGGCAGCAGTAAGCACATTGCCTGTGGTCTGCGATGCTGGAAGATTAGTAGGTGTAGCCATAATTAGTATCCTAACTTGTTGTAATCAAGCCTGCCGAACACCGTGTCATTGAGAATGAGGTAGTTGTTTAGGTCAGCGCCCGACAGGTAAAAGGTGTAACGACTTGACTCAGGCGTAGCTGTCACCCTGACACCCTCAATAATTGAGTAGTACACAGTGCCACGGAAAGTAACCGAGACCCTCGCCCCAATCAAAAAACCAAAAGTCGTAAGCCCCATGTAATCCATTTGGAAAGAACTTTGAGCCTCAGCCAAACAAGAAACACTGGTCAAAGCAAACTTTTGTGTGCCGTACTGACTCAACAGAAAGTTGGCTTGGTCGAGGGCTTGACCGGCAGAAGCCGACAACGTGTTCACCGTGTAAGTACGGTACGGAACAGTAGCGCCCACATTGGTAACGGTCTGACCTGCATAGTCTGCAGGATCAACAGTTACCTGCGTATAAAAGTTGTCTGACAATGCACCAAAGTCTGCCTGGTCATACACCTGGTTAGTGGCGTTATTAGCCACATCGGAAAAGTTCACTGTGCAAGTACGAGCGTTGAAAGGCCCACTCAGATTGATGAAGTTGTATCCAGTGCAATCAGACATTCTGCCGTTGATAGTTACCAGCGAAGCATTTATCCAGTCGCCCCAAGTACCCGACACTGTTGAAGCTGCCATTTGTGGTGTGGTGGCACTGATGCCAATAGACAAGCCTGTTTGGGTGCTGGCCGTGTTGCATTGCGTATAAAAGTCGCCTGCAGCCATTGCATAGTTTTGACCTGACATTCGAGAAGCCTGAGCAAAACCACCTTCAAGGGTCACATTCAGATAGTCAGCATTGCCAACACCACCTGCATAAGGAATGCCATAAGTTACGCTCACATCTTTGATGATTCCGTGATACATCGCATAGTTGCCATCTGTGGTGTTTGGCCCCCAAATCCTGACGTAGGTATCGGGCACCATTGCCGTGTTAGGTGTGGCGTATCCAGTTGGGTAGCGAATCGTTAGTGAGCCTGTAGAGGCGCTGTATTGGTCAAGCATGAATTGCCTGCCAATGCTGAACGAGATGTCCTGCACATCATCTAACTCAACCCATGTGCCAGTGTTGGCTGTAGTTGAGTATTCGACTTTGTAATTCTTAGGCATCAGAAAGCGTTGTTTGTTCTAATCGGCACAGAGCCGTTCTGACGCATGTAGGTACGCAACGCTGCCACCACTGCGTTAGGGTCGCCACCGTTGACATTGATGTTGACAGTTGTGCCACCACCCATTTGGCTCATACGGTCTAACGGAATCACAGCCTCTGGGCCTGCCTCACCGATCATCGCCAGCGTCGGGCCAGTGACGATGCCACCTGCAGCCAACATCGGGATGTCGGGCATGGCAAAACCTTTGCCACCGATACCGGGCACCCACGACGGCACAGTGAAAGAAAACTTGCCGATGGTGTTGTTCCAGACTGAGGCAATGCCGTTGAAGATGGTTTTGAACACTGTGAGCATCAGGTTGAACTGTGGAATGACAACATTGGTAATCCACCATTTGATAGCGCCGAATACGCCATCGACAATGTTTCGGAATCCTTCAAACTTTTTGTAGGCAATGGCAAGACCAGCAATGAGCGCAATGACGCCAATGACGATTAGCCCAATTGGGTTCAGTGCCATGGCAATATTTATGGCCACAATGGACGCTGCAATGGCTGCTAACGCTCCTGCGATAATCATGAATGTTTGTGGGTTGTTTTGTGCCCACGTTGCAAACTTCTGAAGGTAAGGCAAGACGGATTCAACTGCTGGCAATAGTGCTGCGCCAATGGATTCTTTTGTTTCGTCAAAACCAAGTTTCAGTCGAGCAAACTTGCCTGCTGTGGTTTCGGCTGCATCTGCAGCTGCGCCACCAGTGGTTTGGGCAAGTGCGTACATGACGTCTTCAAAGGTCGAACCGTCCTTAATCATCTGACGGTATTCAGGAGCAAGTTTCCCTAACGCTGCAAGGTTGCCACCATAGGCTTTTTCCAGCGCACCAACGACGGTCTCCAGTGGTTTGCCGGTGGCTGCAGCAATGTCCATGGCTTGAGTTGCCAACTCTTGCGCCGTAGTAACTGAACCAGTTGCCCTGGCGAGCCGATTTAGAGTCGGTCTCAATTTGTCGTCCGAAATTCCGAGCAGTTGACCTTGCGCCGTGATCCAGTCTTCAACGCTGGCTATCTGTGCATCATTTGCGCCAGTGGTCTTTCTTAGGCTGTTAGCGAGGAGGTCTTGCGCTGCAGCGTCTTCAATAGCGCCCGATACTGCGTCACCTAAAACAACGGCTAAACCAGCCAATGCTGCAGCTGCAGGAACGGCTGCTTTCTTGATGGCAAACTGCGCCTTTTTTCCTGCGCCCTCCAAATTTCGGAATTCCGAAATGGCCTTGGAAACTCCACCTCCGTCGAAGGTGCTTATGATTGGTATAGCAAGAGCCATTAGTTCAGTTCTTTCTGGACACGTTGAATGGCATCCATTGAGAGGCGTTGTAAAGCCTTTTCAATCTCGCCACGCTTCCTAAATACAGAAGGCCCAAGAACTCTCGTCTGGTTGGGTTTGAGTAACCCTAGAGAGTCTCCCAGTGTGTTGGGGTTGCTACGCCCTGCAGCCTCGAAGACGGCAGCGCCGACGTAGGTCTGTGTGATGTAGATCAGGCTCACGGCTTCCCTTGCAGCGTCCACTTTTAACTTGACCCCTGACTGTGCCTTGGCCACGGAGAACGGAAAGATTTTGCGTCCTGTTTTGTCTGTCCAGTTTCGAGCCATACCCGACAACGGAATCTTGGCGTAGCCCTGCTGAACTTCACGGATGGCTGGTTGAGCAATTTCGTTGGCGTTCCTAGTGAACTCTTTACGAAGACCCGGCTCAACCTTGTTCAAAGAACGGATGGTTTCTTTCAGACCTGCTATCTCTATGGAGGCTGATGCTGTCATTTCCGTTTTGCTGCTTTCTGTTGTTTATTTAAAATCTCAATGACCGTGTTTAGGTCATCCGTTTCAAATGGTATTTGTGGGGGGTAATACCCGGTGGCAACAAGTACTTCTGCTAAGGCTCTTCTGTAACTGTTGCTTGCGTGGCTTTTGGGTCTTCTTGACCAACTACCTCCACGGCGTTCACGGATTTGATGTATTCGTCAAATGTTATGGGCACTGGAACGTTGTGTTGTTTGCAACATTCGTATGCCATAAACGCAAGGTCTTCGATGCCGATGCCATTGGCCAGTGAAGATGCTTTCTGTTTGAACTTGCGTTCCCAAGCGACCACCACAAACAAATTGGTTTCTAGTTCGTATGGTTCGCCTTCGTTGGGCGTGATGCGTAGTTGGATTTTCATTGTTTCCCTCTTTCCTTAGATCAGGTGATGTCTCGAACCCATGTGCCACCAGTGAAGGTAGCCGTCACGGTTGCGAGTTCGCCCACGGTTGAGTTGATAGGCGTAAAGTTTTCCAGCATTGCGTTTGTAATGGTGTACTCAGGGTTAGACGCTGACTCAGTTGTTCCAGATGGGCTGATGATGAGTGTTGTGCTGCCTTTGCCGACCATGTCTGCAAGTGCTGTTTCAACTTCTGCTGTTGCGCCTGAGCCACCGTAGGCAAGGAAAAACTCAATAGTAACTTCAACGCTCTGAAGGCCACCAACAAAGCGATGACCAGTGTCACCGAATGCTGTGGATTCAAGCGAGTCCTGACCGATGGTCAATGTCACTTGGTTGGCGTTGTCGCCAATCTTGGTGTAAGTAGTAGCGCCCTGTGTGATGTTCACAGTTGCGTTGCTGAGGAATGTTGTTGATGCCATTTCTGACCTTTCTAGTTTCGTCTAACTGCGATAGCCACAGTCAAATCGTATGTTGGGATGTCTTGCCCACCGTAAGAAGCGTTGCCCGGTCGGGCGTCAACTACGGCAATGGAAGAGTTCATGATTGTGTCAACCGTGGTCATCAGGTAGTCACCTGAATCTTGGTTGCCAGGAGGAGCTGCAAGTATGCGAACTGGGATGCGAAAGTCGCCCACGTTGTAAGTAAATGACGTCATCACTGGGAGTTCAATAAAAACAGACATGGGGCGTGCGTTGCGTGGGTCTGTGACTGGTTTCAAACCCAACGCTGTCAACGCTGTTTTGATTGCGTTCACTGCGTCAACAAGGATTCCAGATGCAGCCATTACGCCACCTGTGGACGGCCACAACCAATGAGAGACATGATGCGTCCCATAGTTGAGGGGATAGGTATTGAAGACATTGCGTCAAATGAGGCAAACGAATCTGCAGAGCCACGCTCACGATAGAGAGTTGCTGCATACATGATCGCCCCGAGTTTTACGTCGGCACCCGGCACTGTCGTCATCGAGTCTGTATAGCCAGCCTCACGACGCTTTCTAAAGCACCAGTTGTTGGTGGCATTGACGCAAACGGTGACAAAGGCCGTGTCGTTCGCCGTTGCAACGTCAATACCCAACCAACTTGTGACATCGGAAGCCTGTATCCACGATACAGACGGTGTGAAGGTCACAGTTCCTGTAGCAACAGAACGCTCTAGATCGTCGCCAGCGTCTCGAAAAAGAAACTGAAACAGTCGAATGACTTCATTGTCAAACTCAAAGTCGCCTTCGTCTGACTGTCCGATGTATTCGTTGTCTTGCGTAGATAGAACGGTGTGTGTGCCGTTTATGTCGTGGCCAGCGCCAGCGATGGTGACAACATCGCCAACTTGGATGCCAGTTTCAACGAAAGTCTGAAGAACCACAACATCGTCTAGGCGTGTGTGAAACGCTAGATCATAAGTGGCCATGGTTCTTCAGTTCCTTCTAGTTCGTTGCTTTATGCGAAAGTGAACTTGACGAATTTGCTGGAGTCAATCATGAGTGCTGCAAAGTACCCACGGAACGCCAGTGTGCGTGACAATGTCGATGGTGAGTCAATGCTGATTGCACCCTTTTGCTGTTCAAACAGTTCGTAACCAGAAGCATCTCCCACGATGCAAGTAGCACTAGCAAAGTTACGGTCAACGACGACCTGCAAGCCAAATGCGTTTCCGTTTGCTTGTCCCGGTGTGAGATTACCAAATGCGTTCATTGGCCCAACCTGTGGGAACAACGGACGCTTCGACGAATCGCTCAATCCGAGAAGATCCTGCCAAATTCCTGGTGCTACAAACAAGTGGGTTGGCAAGTTGCCGTTGGAACCCGACAAAATTGTTGCTGCTGCTTCTGCAATTTCGGCAGCCCACACTTCAGGCTTTCCAGTGTCTGCTGCTGCGAATGCTTGTGTAACGGTTGCACCTGCGACCAATTGGTCTGCTGCATAGTTGTCGGTTGCGTTGGCGTAGATACGGCCCATGTCGTCAAGAACGACTGACAAGATTGCAGGATCACTCCAGTCAATATCGGCTTCGCTGATATTCACATATCCACCGAAAATTTGCTTGGTGACCTGGTTGTTGAACACAACGAGAGTGCCTTGCGATGGTGACTGTTCAGAGATTGAAGCACCGATTGTGGTGTGCGTGGTTACTTCTGGACGGATGAACACTTTGCCAGCCTGTGGCATTGACTTGACACCAATTGCATCGACCACTGGACGACGACCGATGAAGTTGTTATAGACAGGCCCAAGGACTTGCGTTGGCAAAAGACCAGGTGTGTCGTTTGTGACGATGTCGGGTGCAGCTGCACGAAGTGCTTCTGACATTGCTCGCCACTGGTCGCCACCTGCAACTGCTGCTGCGATGTATTGAACGGCTGTTGGCATTTCGACAACACGACGAGCCTGTGCGAAAATTGGGGTTGTTGGAATAACGTCGGGCTTGGAGGCTTCGACTGGGGTTTCTTGTGACATGGTTTCCTCCTCGGAAGTGTCGTTGTTGGGGGTTTCGGATGCTTCTTCTTCAGGTTCGGAAGCAGCGATTTCTGTGATGATGGCATCCTTGAATGCCGGAGATGCAACAAGACTGATTTCTTCTAGCGATGCTGAAGAAACAATCATTGTTCCGTCTTTCGTGGTTGTGAACTTCAATGGAATGGCTCCAACACTTACGGAGTCGTAAGCGCCTGCC